CGAGTCAGAGGGAAGCAGATAACGCACAAGCTCGTTCGAAATGGTGTCCGAAGCGGACTTCAAATCTATCGTTACGAGTGAGTCATCGTCATCAGATTGGGACCCCTTGAGGGCCATTCTCTGATTAAGCTCCTGGGAAGTGAGAACGATACCGACCTTTCGTAACGTCTCGCGAAGTACTAGGTCAGTACCTTTCTGAACATACCCATTAAGCAACGGTTCGACAGCTATAGTCCTTTCGGTCTTAACTGTCTTCGGAACGAAGCTTATCTTGTTATGCTGTACCACACGCATTCGACGGGTGTACTCCGTAAAGGAGTGCACGTAGTCGAAGCAGACGAAGCGACCATCAGGTCCATGAGGCAATAATTGCTCCATGTAGTGATGGTTACGCATAAGTCCGCCAAAAGCGTGATGAATGGCGCCAGGTGTCACGGACCATTTCTCGCTGTGAAGTTTCGCGAGTATATGGGTTGCATTACCGTGTACACCAACTGAGGCACCCGCCCCAAAGTCACACTTGGAAAATATCTGCTTATAATTTGGCCTCGTCCCCAAAAGGGCATGAATCCAATGACGAGCAGACCGAGACTGTTCAAGGAAACGATCACGTGAGTGATGAGTTCCCAAAAACTTAAACTTGCGGTTGACCAATTTGGTCCTCTTTTCAGAGGCCATGAAGGTTTTAACCGCAGTTGCTCGTGCACCCAGATCCAGTTTATCACTGGGGAAAGGGTACTTCTTGACCAAGAGTGCAAACTGATTCGCCACAAAATGCTGTGTGGCATCATCATACTTCTGTGATGACAACGAATCAGCCGCGTGGAAAAGAGCAACGAAGTCCCGCCGACGCAACGCGTCGGCTAAGGGCTTTAGCCACTCTTTATCGCGGTGGGAGCGCAGCAAAGAATCAAGAATGCGCAGATAAACTGCGAAAGACTGATTCTTAAGGTTCCTCTGCAGGAGCAGGAACGCTTTTCTTTCCTTGGGTTTCATAACGAATATCCAGGGTATTGCGCTTCTCTAGATAATCTAGAGAGCGCAGGCCTACGACAAGCCCGCCAATGGCGAGCACAATGGCAATTCCTGCCGCAAGAAGCTCCCTCATGTACTGCGACCGACCCTTACGGGGCGATCACTGATTCACGAGGAGCGACTTCAGCAGGGCTTTGCCCTGGGCGCTGGCAATCCAGGCGCCCATGTCAGCGGCCAAAGCGTCCACATCCGCAGAAGCTGCACCAACCGGAATTTGGCCCGAGATCTCCAGAATGCCATCGGCAGTCGGAGTCAAGGCACCAGTCAGGCTGAAGGTGCGCGTCAGTTTCGCCATGGTACGGCCTACGCCAGAGAACTCCGTCGTCGGCTTCGGCGCGGTACGGGCAAGCAGCACTGCGTCCTTAATGGACACAGTGTTTGCAGTGCCAACGTACTTAACGCTGTCGGCGCGATAAGAGTCAGGGCTATAGGTCTTTGCGTTAACGGTGAGAGACAAGGTATACTACCTTAGGAGTGATGCAGCAAGAAGCTGCGAGGCACGTGTTTCCACGCGGTTAGGAGAACGTGAGATACGACGGGGGCTTCCGCCCCCGAACACATCCACGAACTTTTGAGCAATTAAGCTCATGCCGTCGGTAACCCTAGTGACATTGTCAAGCCGGAAATCCGACTTAACGACAATCCTAGGAGCCACCATCGGGCCTCTATCCTTGGAGTGGAGGGTAATTCCGACAGACCCAGTCATGGGCTTGTCAAGGGAAAACCCGCCGGCCGTATTTGCCGAAGCGATCGGGGTGTAGACGTTAGTCGTCACCCTATCAACACTCAAGCACGACCCCAAGGACTTCCACCCAGCTCCAGCTGGTACCTTAGCGTTGAGGTAATCCCCAACATTCAGGAACCAATCCGCAACGAACGAATAAGGAATCAACTCCCAAGGGAGCGTCATCAAACTCTTCTCGCCAAAGCCGAGCTCCTTATAGAAGCTAGTATCGACTTCGTCCAATGACATTGCACGGAGTTTAATCCTATCTTGGATAGAATTGACCCATGTAACATCTAGCCCCACCGGGGTAATGGTGTGACCTTGGACAACTCCTGTCCCATAAAGAGACAAGGTAGAGCGAGTAGAGCGACGTTCGGTACGAGGACTGAACTCACGGATAGTCTTCAAGATATGTTCCATATCTCCTAGGAGTGGCTTTATGCCATACCTATACTGGAGCCAGAGACCGGGTGCCGAAGTAAAAGCATACCGACCTCCAGCGCCACGTTGGGTTGCCCGGGCGGCCTTATCAAGGACTCGAACGAGCTTCTCCATTGTGGGTTTGAACATACCTACAGCCTGATCATACTCAGCCATCGTCTCCCAAAGATTGGAATCCGACCGACCTCGTTTGCTCAGGACTTCCGTACATACCTCCGCCTTGGCCCGACTAACGTCGGTGTCAGACAGGGCGTAGCTGACTCGGGGTAGACTAGTCCCCAAGCGTAGCTCGGAAGGAACAGCAGTGACAAACCATGGCCCGCGGAACTCCCAACGTGCTTTCGCACCGGTAGTACTGCAGGCCACGACATTGCCAATTGTTGCTCCTCCCTCGCCGCTACAAGCAACAGCATAATCCCATTTACTCATAGGGTTGAAGAAGGTTTCCCCCTTCGCCCTGCGAGATCGGAACTTTGCTGTTATAGTGTCCTCCATCCAACTCCAGGTCCCGTTCACAGCCTTGTAGACGCCGTCTTGCATAATATGCATGACAGGATCGCTACATCCAGCTGAGTTCGCGGTAAACTGTTGAAGGTTGGTATAAGTCAGTTGTTTAGACTGACGGACACGAGTGCTCATGACGGTTAACTCCGTGGTGGGTGAGGTCAGACTTAGTGCTTACCAAGCACTTCGCCTGGCCTAGAGAGATCTCTTTTCCGCGACCACGTACTCTTCTCGGACAACCTGATAGAGTTCGGTAACGAACTCCAGCAAATCATCTAGTGCCTCATTACTGAGAGACCAGAGATCGTCCAGCGGCACCACTTCATTCCCGATTTTACTCGAGATAAAGTCTGCCATTGCCGTCATCTTAATGATTGAGCGGCAACGATTTTGATGCTCCACGAATGCAGCATTTACATCGCAAAACGCGTAGTTGAAATTCAGCCACGCGGGCTTTGTGACAGATTTGGTGACCATATCGGTTCGTCCTAATGAGAG